AACCAAGATAAGTATTGTTTGTTCCAGTTACATTATGATAACCAGATTCTAAACCTACGGCTGTATTTCCAGCAACTCCAGCACTCGCAGTATTCTGAGAATGTAATGCTTGATAACCGATAGCAGTAGAATGCGATCCAACATCTTCTGTAGTTAATGCTTGATAACCAACAACTGTATTATAACCAGATGTTGTAAGAGCATCTCCACTTTCATATCCTATTGCTGTGTTACCAACTCCAGAGGTAAGAACATTTAAACTTGCATATCCTATAGCAACACTACCTATTGCATCTGCTGTTACTGCTCCTCTCATAGATGCAGTTCCTATTGAAGTTACTCTAGCTGGAACTGTAGCACCATCTAAAGCATTTAATCCAATTGCTGTATTATAATCTCCAGTTGTTACTGCGTGACCAGAATTATGTCCAAAGAAAGAATTATAATTTCCACCACTTGCTAAATCATCTCCAGCTATACTTCCAAAAACTGTATTGCTAGTACCACTATCATTATTAGATAATGAAATGCGAGAGTTGTTGTCAATAAGAAGTTTTTTTACTTCATTTATTTCAAAAGAAAATTTATTATTTGCTTCATCAAAAGCAATAGTTCCATCATAATAATTTCTACCGGGAGAGCCAAAATATAAACCAGCAAATTTATCTGTTGGATTTAAAAATTGTATAAAATTATGATTATTGTTTTCAATAACTAATGGAGTAGTTGAGCCAGTTGTACCAGCTACACTTCCAGCATCTCCTTTATAAACATGGAGTGTATTGTCTGGAGACGTAGTTCCAATTCCAATGTTTCCAGTAGCACCATCAATAGTTAAGCTAGGATCAATATTAGCATATATTCTAAAATTGTGTGCGTCTGGGTCTTGAACCATGTAAAAGTTCTTAGCAGTTCCACTATCATTTTCAGCAGTAAATTTTTGGACTAAGTCTGCACCATGAGTCGTACTAGCTAAATGTAATTTTGAATCACTAGCTGGAGCAGTTCCAATTCCTACATTACCAGAGCTATCTATTCTAAGTCTTTCAGTTCCCCCAGTAGTAAATTGAATTGTATCTGCTGATACTTCTGATATAAAAGTATTGCCACCACCATCTAAATAAAATCCTTTAGTTGCTTCAATCGCAGTATTTTGATTTGAAAATATAGTAAATGCTGTATCTAATGTCTCATCATTACCAGATGTTTTCAAAATCATTTTGGTTTCAGAATTGCTATCTAAATTACTTGACTTAATAGCTTCAATACTTGCACCAATGTTACTTGTTGCTGTATCTATTGGAATCTCAAATTTTAAACCAATACCATCTCCAGTATCTAAATTAGTTCCACTTACCTCTGACCCTCGTACAATTAAACCATAATTAGTTCCAGAAGTACCAGCAATAGTTGTATTGACATCTAAAGATGCTTCTGGAGAAGCAGTTCCAATTCCTATTCGCTCATTATATATATCTGTAACAATACTAGAAACTCCTAATGTCAAAGTTTGTGCATCTGGGTCTACTTTTAATATAGCAGTTCTACCAGCTCCACCATCATTTAATGCCCTAATAGCAATACTACAATCAGCACCATTAGTAGATTCTTCAACTTTTAATTTATAATCTGGAGAAGAAGTTCCAATTCCAACATTTCCAGAAGCAGTTAAGTTAAGAGTACTTAGATTTTCTCCACCACCAAGCACCATTAATGCATTAGCTCTATTTGTTCTCAATCTAAAAGAATTAGCATTGTAATTCCATTTACCTAGAACTGCTCTATTTAAACTTGCACTTCCCCAACCTATGCCAATATCATTTGCATCTGGACCGATTAAAGTCATTCCAGCATTTCCAGAACTTTCTACAATTAAATCATCATTTTCTGAATGTGCAGTAACTGTTCCAGCACTACCACTAAATACATGAAGTTTTCCGTCTGGAGAAGAAGTTCCAATTCCTATTCGACTATTTCCACCATCTACAAATAACATATTAGCATTATCATTAGACTCAATTCTAAAATCTACATCATTAGAATTTTCATTAACAGTTACCCCACCATTTAAATATATTGTACCAGTACCACTACCATTAGCATCTAACCCTAATGTACTACCCGAGCTAATATCTCCACCAGTTACCACTAAATCTCCAGCTAGAGTAACTAATCCAGCAGATGAAATAATAAGCCTTTCAGAACCACCAGTTGTAAATTGCATTGTGTCTGATGATTTTTCTGAAATAAAAGTATTACTACCACCATCAAAATAAAGACCTTTTGTTGCACCAATAGCTACGTTTCCATCTGCATAGATAACTTGGCTTCCAGCAAATGTAGTATTTCCAGTTGAGGAAATAGTCATTCTAGCACTCGCACCAGTAGCGAATGTAAACGCATCATTGCCGTGAGAGTAATTTATGTAACCTCTATATGAACTAGCACTAGTTCCGTCTCCAAAATGAAGTGCGCTTGTACCACTCGTTCCAGCAATAATTGAAATACCAGCATTACCAGAATCGTACACAACTAAATTATCTGCACCAGCATCATAACTTGAAGGCGTAGTAGTTCCAATTCCTACATTTCCAGAGCTATCTATTCTAAGTCTTTCAGAGCCTCCAGTAGTGAATTGAATTGTATCTGATGATACTTCTGATATAAAAGTATTGCCACCACCATCTAAATAAAATCCTTTAGTTGCACCAATAGCTACGTTTCCATCTGCATAGATAACTTGGCTTCCAGCAAATGTAGTATTTCCAGTTGATGAAATAGTCATTCCAGTAACTTCTGAACCAGCTTCACTTGTTCTAAACTGTAAATATCCAGAGTTGTCTGTACCACCTCTTACACCTACAATTCTAGCGTAATCATGGTCACTTCCACCTTGATTATAAAACCTTATTTCTCCAGAATCTTGGTCTGCACTACCTCTATCTGCTTCAAGCCTTAAAACTGCTGAATTAGATGTACCAGCAGATTGGTCTATAAGGATTGTACCAGTTGAATGTACTCCTAACCCAGTAGAATTTTGTGTAATTTTTAAGGCTGTTGCTCCAGTAGCACTAGCATTTATATTTTGTATTTCAAATAAATTTCTTGTAGATGTATCTGAACTATTAGAGCCAAAATATGCTAACCTTCCAGTTGTTAAACTATTTGCACCATCTACTAAGATAACATTTCCAGTTGTTATTGTTGGAGAATTAAAATATATCCCATGAGCAGATGTAGCTTCTGTGTCAATAACTAAAGACGATGCGTTACTATTTTGGTCTATATTTAATGTGCCAAACACATCTACTTCTGAATTAGTAGTATCTACAATAAATATATCGCCACCATCACTATTTTTACGAACTAATAGAGCTTCGGTGCTATTCACATCTATAGTTGATGTGCCTTGTAATACCTCTGATAATGTAAGTGCTATTCCACCATTGACAGTTAAGTCTCCAGTTACTGTAACATCCCCATCCATTGTTCCACCATTACCGAGGTTTTTAATGGCAGATTGACCCATACCTCCAAAGAAACTCATATTAAATCTCCACCAATCTTACTGCACCAGTAGTAGTGCTAGTAGAGTTATAATTAAAATAAACAGTATTGCCTAATCCTCTAGGAACTGTTAAGAAAAAGTTTGTATTGGCTGGAATTAATAAATCATTGCTAGCATTAACATCTGTTGTAGTTGTACTAAAATTATAATACACTTCTACGGCAGAATAAACGCCTATCATAGAAGTGCTACTATGTAATGATTTGTGAGTTGTGTTTGCTACGTCTGCTGAACTTCCAGCAGTACCAGCAGTTGCTACTGTCCATTTACCACCAACTGTAGCGTTTAAGGCTTCTTGTACTGAATGAGTATGTAGGTCTGCCATTTTTCTTCCTCTCTAAGCTATGACAAAGCGTGAATGAGATCGTGCTTTGGTCTAATTATTTTTTCATTTTCTTGGTAACTTTTTTAACAGCCTTTTTTACCATAGATGGCTTTTTATATTCAGAGTTATTATCTTCTCCCATAATCCGAATATATCCTTTAGCTAATAAAGCCTCTAGTTTTTCAGGGTGTTTTTTTAAAGTTTCTTCTTCTAGTCTTTCAACTTTACCAAGATTAGGTTTTTTAAAGTATTGTATCATATTATTCCTAGTTTAACTAAAGGGGGCATAACGCCCCCAATAGTTATGAGTAATACCAAGTATTAGTCTACGTTAGTAAACTTAATACCTCTTTTATTATCAGAATCATCAATTAGCTTGACTCCGTATAACAAATCGGAAACTACTTTAGTTCCCAAAGCATCTACAGAATATTCTGACTGAACTCTTACTTCTTGTTGAGAAGCAAAAGCACACGAACTTTTGTGGAAAATAGCACCTGAAATTGTAGAGCTTGTTCCAGCAGTTGATACAGTATTTGACATATATACGTCAATTCCGTAAAGTGATCCAACCATACCTGAACGTAGTCCACGATTTCCTTCACCGACAGCATCATTACGAATAAAGTATTGAGCTATACCAGCAGATGGATTAAGTATATCTGCAAATAGTGTTGGGTTTACAACCATAGCACATTGACCATCCATGTAAGGAATATCATTTTCACCTAACGTAGCTAATGCAGACTCAAAAACGGAGGCAGTCAAAGTATCGTCAGCAGAAAGAGCTTGAGATTGATTTAAACCATCTAACTCTGCCCATATATCTGCATCTACTTGACGAGCAAGAGCCTCACCCATCATTCTTGAATACTTAGCAACTAAGTCAGCTTCAGATTGGATTAATGCCACATCTTCAAATAACTTTGCAACGTATTTGTGTTTATTAATAGCAAGTTGAGTAGTAGTGGTTGCAGTTGCATCATAAGATACATCTGAACCAGCACTTTTATCTGATGCACTAATAAGACTCATTTCTGGAATATTAATTGCATCTCCATATCCCTTACTACCTACTAAAGCAGAATAATCATCTACAAGTCCTCTGAATACAGTTTTACGTTCAAAGTATTTATAGATTCCATCTGCCCAGATTTCAGGAATAAAATGTTGATCGGTAGTCGTTGTTACTGGATTACCTTGATAATGTTTAGCCATTTATTTTACCTTTTTATGTATGACTCCAGTATTGCACCCCAGTTTCTTCTTCTATTCACAGCATCCATATCTGTCCAGTCTGTGATTTGTTTAGTAGGTACTGTTCCTTGTCTGTCAGGAGGATTTACTTTATTTTCCTCATCTGCAAACTCTTGAACAATATCTAGCAAAACTTCGGTGTCAACACTAGAAAATTTTTCTCTTTTAGATTCAGGAAGTTTTGATAAAGCAGTCTCTCTAATCTTGGCATCCATACTTTCCCATTTTTCTTTATAGGGTTTGTAGCTATCTACTTCTTTCGATAATTCAGTATTCAACTCTTGCCATTTTTCTTGATCTACGAGATCAGCTTTACGTTTTTCTTCCTCTTGCGTTTTCAAAGATTGCATGGCATCACGAAGGTTGTTCCTTTCATTTATGACTTCATTTAATCTTGAAATAGGTACATTGTTTTCGTCTTGTGTGACGGCTTCCATTTTTACATCTGGGTCGATGGACTGTTCTTCAGACATTTTTACCTCTTTAGTGAGTAGTTAATTATACAAGAATTGCCTTGCATTAAATAGATACTATAAAGTAAGTTATAATTATAGTCTAATGCAAGAAAAAAATTACGAGTTTAAGAAAAAATGGTTTAAGTATCTTGGCTACCAACCACATAATGGACAGCTACCATTACACTACCCTAAAAAAGTAGATAGTAGATTTCAAGTTGTTGTATGTGGGAGAAGATTTGGAAAGACTTGGGCAAGTGCTATGGAAGCTACCTATGTAGCATCTCAACCAAATAAACGTATTTGGGTTGTAGGAATGTCTTACAAAAAAGCTAGATTAATATTTAGAGAGATTTGGCAACGTATGGTAATTGGACATCCTGATGATGTAGACAAAGCATCAGAAAAGGATATGTTTATTAGATTTAAGTGGGGAACTACTGTAGAGGGTATGTCAGCAGATAACCCATCAAGTCTTGTGGGAGAGGGTCTTGACCTTTTGGTGATTGATGAGGTTGCCAAGATGAATAAAAAGATTTGGGATATGTATTTATCTCCTACTGTTGCTGGTAGAAAAGGTAAAGTTATTTTTATTACTACGCCAGAAGGTAGGAATTGGATTTACGATTTATTTAAATTAGGAGCAGATGATCCTTTATGGGAGAGTCATACATCGCCCTCATGGGTTAATCAGCATGAATTTCCTTTAGGATTAGATGATCCAGCAATTATAGAAAGAAAACGTAATATGTCAAAAGAACTTTTTGGTCAGGAATTTGGAGCAGAGTTTTCTGTATTTGAAGGAAAAGTTTGGGATTTTAATAGGGAATTAGATACTGGAGACTTTCCATACGATTCTACTTTACCTACATATTGCTCAATAGATTTTGGATTTAGGCAACCAGCCGTATTATTTTTACAAACATATTGGGATCAAGGATTAGAGCATATAACAATATTTGACACTATTTTACATAAGCAAAATATTAAAACCGAAGATTTAATTAAAATGATTAAGACTAAAGGTTATCCTATTATGTCGTTTTATGGCGATCCAGCAGGGTCAAATGTTCAAGGACAGTCAGGTGCTGGAGATATGGAGATATTTAGAAGAAGTGGTATTAAAATTTTATCTGCTAGAGATAGGATGAGTAGAAATATAGTAGCAAGTGTTGCATACGCAAGGGGGTTTTTTGAAAGTGCTGATGGTATTAGAAGAGTTCATGTGGATAAAAGATGTGTTGAAATGATTGAAGATTTTGAAGAATATAGATACCCTGAAAGTGAAGATGGTAAACCTATTAAAGAAGAACCATATAAAGATGGAAGGCATGACCACGGAAATGATGCCTTTAGATATTTTATAACTAACAGATTTCCAATGAGAAACCAAGAAATGAAGAGGATTCAAAGATGATTAATAAAATGCTTAAAGATAAGTTGCTTGAAACTAAGCTGTTAATGTCTCACGAAAGAAGGAATGAGATTAGAAAACACTTAGATTATTATTCAGGCACTTCAACTGAACAATATATTAATAGTTACTTTAGTGGAGATGCTTTTGCAGAGATACCTCCTAGCATGACAAACTTTACAAGAAAGTTTATTAATAAAATTAGCAGAATATATAGTTTAGGAGCAAAACGTAATATAGGTGGTTCTACATCAAGATATGAAGAATTAATTCCCACTAAAAACGTAAGAATGAAACATTCAGAAAGAATGACTAGGTTACTTGGCACAATAGCTAATCGTGTTTATTGGATAGATGGCAAGTTTGATTATAGACCTATTTACTATTTTGAAGCGTACTTTGATGAAAACCCATTTATGCCTAGTGCTATTATTTATCCTCTATTAAATAACACTAGCGATCTTTCTGATGCTACAAATTTACAATGGGAGTATTGGGATAATGAAAAATATGGTATTATGAATGAAGATGGGGAAATGATGGATGAACAACCTAATCCTTATGGCATTATTCCTTTTGCTTTTACTCATAGAGAAGATCAGGTAGATTCTTTTTTTGTTGAAGGTGCATCAGATGTAGTTAGTTGTAATGAGCAAGTAAATATTGCCTTAACTGAAATGAATTTAGGTATGCGTTTTAATATGTTTGGACAGCCGTGGGTTACTGGACTTAGAGCAGATCAAAGTATGTTAAGAGCTGGATCAAATACTATTCTTGATATGGGAGAAGATGGTGCTTACAACATAACTAGTCCTAGTGGGAACATTCAAGAAGCCATAGATAATATTAAATTCCAGATAGAATTAGTTGCCTCAAATAATCATTTGTGGATTCAATGGGCAGAGTCTGGTGGGGAAGTACCTAGTGGTATTTCACTTATGATTAAAGATATGGAGCGTAAAGAAGATTATTATGATGATATTGCTCTTTGGAGGCTGTATGAAGAACAATTTTATGGAGTAGAGCGTGTAATTGCTGGATATAATGGTATTGAGTTACCTGAGGAGTTTGGTGTAGACTTTGAAGAAATAGATTACCCTATGACTGTTCAGGATCAAATATTAAAAGATAATTTTGATATTCAAAATAATTTAATCACTAGAGCAAAAATTATGGTTCGTGAGAACAAAGATTTAACGCTAAATCAAGCACAAAAACTTATAGATGATAATAGGAAAGTCAATGAAAAAGAAAGAACTCAGTCAATCTTTAAAAAGCTTAGTCAAGAAGCTGGACAAGATCAATAATGTAGAATTTAACATTGAGGGAAATATTGAAGATGCTATCGCTAACCCTATTAAGTGGGCAGAACAACAAGCTGAAAGAGCTATAGAAGAAAATATTTCTAAATATTTAGATGCTAAAACATTAGGTAAGGAGTTTTGGAGTGAAGTTAAAGATAACAGCTAATTTTGATTTTGGGCAATTATCCAATAAATTAGATAAAGTAATTGAAGATTATTCTTCTGGATATGCTAAAGAAGCAGAAGTAGGTACAAAACGAAACATTGATACTTCTTCTAAAGTAGGAGGAGGTGCTTTAAAATTATCTAATAAATCTCGTAGGTCTGGACAACAACCATTATATGATACTGGAAAAATGTATAAAAGTATCAAAAGTAATGGTAGTTCTTTAAATATATTAAAGTATGGAGCAAAGCATCACTTTAAACTATACCCACACCTTTATTCAGGCACAGAAACAGATGATTTTATTGGTGCTGATAAAAAAACCAAAGAAAAACTAAACAAACAATTTATGAAAAACGTCAGAAAAAACTTGCGTAAAACTAAAGGATAGTATTATCTTATGGCAAAGAAGGAACAATTAGATGG